TTATGGGTCCAACCGCGGGCCTTGTGAATGGTTTTGTTGACATAGGCAAGGCATCAAAAGAGGCAAACGGCGGGGTTAAAGCATTCGGCACAGGCGGAGCTCTAGCCCGAGTTACGGCCGAAGCTCAAAGCGCCGCCGACGCCGCTGAGGCTCTAGCTGAGTCCGAAAAGGACTTAAGCAGTTCCTCGAGCGGCGCAACCAAGGCGATTCAGGTAATGAACCCGAGGCTTAGGGCCCAGATAGATCTAGTCAAGGAACTGACCGGCAAGGTCACCGATGCCGGCAAGGCGCTCCAGTCGGCCCGCGACGACATGAATAACTGGATCTCCAGCATGTCCCAAAGCATCCTCTCGGGAGTCAACCTTGGCGCAGCATTCGACCAGATGGATGACGTCAACCAGGCGGGCGAAAAGATCGGCGTAAGCCTCCTCGAAGGTTTCCAGAAGCAGATCGACCAGGCTGGCATATTCGGCGGCTATCTGAAGCAACTGAACTCCGAGGGTGGCCCGGAACTCCGGGACGCCGTGGCCGCCCTCGGCCCCGAGGCGGGCAATCAACTTGCCAAGGAAATTATCGACAAGGGCCTCATCAAGACCATGCAGTCAAAACTGGTCGACGTTCAGAGCATGGCAGAAACCACGGCCGCCGAAATGGTGCCCCCAATGCTGGTCGCTGGTGTGCAATCAGCCGCCGGATACCTCATGACCATGCAGGCCGAACTCGATGAATCGAGCGCTCTCCTGGCCGAGATGGGTCGCAAGATGGGCGCAACCCTGACTGAGGCCATGGTGAAGGAAATCCGCGACGCCCTCGCAGCTGCGGGATTTGCCCAAAGCGGGGCCACCGCCATTATGGCGGGAACCGCGTCGCAGGCAGGTACAGGAATGTCCCAAAGCAACCTAATCGCAGGCTCCCCATTCCTCAACAACACCTCAATTGCTCAGGCCATCGCTCGAGCAATTGAGGACTCTAATCAGCGTCTCGGCCGTACCGGGCAGGCAGTCCTCCAGTGACCAGCCCAGTAACGCACATCATTATCGGGGGCGTGAGCCTCGATCTGGCCGACGTCGAGTACCAGATCTCAGTAACCCACGGACGTAATGACATCAAGTCACAGCCCGAGGCCTCGACCGCCGTCATCGCGCTTAGAGGCTCGGAAGGCGTCTCGATTGACCTGGCCGCGAGCGTCGATATAACTACCTACGGCTTTCGGAGGTTTACCGGCGAAGTCACCGACCTGGCCATCACTCACCTATCCTCGACCCCGCCTACCGCAATCACCACGATTACTTGCATCGGCAACCTCTCTAACCTGGGCTCGAGGATTACAGGCGCGTCCGGCTACGCCTCAGAAACCGTTTATGCCCGAGCCGAGGAGATCCTGACCGACTCAGGCGAAACCTTTCTAAACGGCGGAACCACCAGCCTCGAGCTCTACTCAGTCTCGGCCGGCAACGCACAGCCCCAGACTTGCCTCGACGGCCTCCAGGCCCTCGCAGAATGGTCAGGCGGGACTTACTTCGATACGCCCGAAGGTTACGTAGTATTCGAGTCCTACGGCAATCGCGGCTCGACCGCTTTTCCGGGAGCCTGGGGAGCCCATATAAACACCTGGGCCGAGGCCGAGGCTAGTTGGGATTCTTACCCCTCGACTACAGCTGCAACCAGCCTGCCCAGCAATGGCGTCATCTTTACGCCCGCCTGGACCCAGAACCAGGTCTCCATCATCAACGACGCCACAGTCAGCCATGGCAGCAGCCCTTCATATCACCAGGCGACGGACGCGACCTCGATCGCCACCTATGGCCGCCGGGCCTTGACCCTGGAAACAGGACTAAAGGCCAACGCTGACGCGATCAGCCGGGCGAACGCGATTCTCCTAGCCCAGGCCTATCCATTGTGGAATCTGGGCAATATCTCGATTTACGTCGATCAGCTGACGGTCCCCGAGCGTGATCAGGTACTCGCGTTGATCTCGGGCTCGAGCGTGCTAGTTAATGACCTGCCTCAGCCTGCGCCCTTCGAGCAGTTTCTCGGCCTGGTCGAAGGCTGGTCGGAGACCTATACGCCCGGGCAGCACATCCTGACCCTCTCCATCTCAGACCCCAGATACTCCTACCAAACCGTTACCTGGGAAGACGTCTCCCCGACGCTACAATGGGGCAACGTAGATCCGACCATCATCTGGTACAACGTAGTTACCGCCGACGACCTAATCGCAGCCTAGGAAGGGCACAGCATGGCAACCACTACAGGAGGCACGACCTACGTCACCTCGACGGATCTCGTAGCCGACTACCCCACGGCCTCCCTGGCCCTAGCTAACCGCGTCGACGTCGTGGCCTCGGGAGGCCCTGGACTGGTCAAGACCGCGGGCTACACCATCACCGTGGCAGACATTTTGGGCGGCAATAAGTTTCTTTATAATTCCGCCTCACCGGGCACGTTTACCCTTCCGACCTCAAGCCTGGTCGACGGTATGGTGGTCAACGTTGCCCAAATCGGTGCAGGCGCGCTAACCGTTAGCGGCGGAACGATCGTCGGCACCACGGTTACGACAGCTCAATACCAAGGCTTGTCATTCGTGTACGTAGCCGCTGGAACCACGTGGTATTCGGTGGCTCCAAGCGTCGCAACACCAGGCCTATCCATCGTGAGCCCGACCTCAATCGCCAATAGCGGAGGCAGCGCTAGCGCATCTGGCGGTGAAGTAACTTGCAGCGGGGTAACGTCCCTTTCTCTTAATGGGATTTTTACTTCGACATACTCAAATTACTCCATCGTCTTTACACATACTGAAACCGCCGGAGCCGCTTTTAACATGAGAATGCGCGCTTCGGGATCCGATAACTCCACCTCTAACTACGCTTGGGGAGGCGGATATCAAGCATACGGATCCGCAGCTACGGCTGAAGGCGCTACTGGAACAAATACCTGGCAATTCTCGGGACAAGCCAACGGGACCAACAGCGTCACGATAAACGTTTACCTACCGCAGGCGGCCTTTCCGACCACCTTTAATTCGTCTGGCTCAGATACCGGCAACGTACGAAGGTATGGAGGCTATTTTTCAGCATCAACCCAATTTGACGGAATCAGCTTTTACGGTGGCACATTCAGCGGAACTGTTCGAGTCTACGGCTATAAGAATTCATAAGGGAGCATCATGGCTGACGTAATAGAAACCGACTACACCACGAACCCGCCCAGGGTCACCGAGAGAGACTTCACCCAGGCCGAGGCCGAGCAGATTCTTAAAGATGCTCAGGATGCCGAAATGGCAGCCGCAGCGCAGGCAAAGGCGGACGCCAAGGCGGCCAAGGATCGCGCCGACGCAATCGCACACGCCAAGTCCCTCGGCTTCACGGACGCGATGATCGCCGTCATGTACCCGGGGCTCGCAGCATGAGCGAGCATCAGGCCGAGGAAATCATCGAGGCACTAGAGCCCATCGAGGAGCCCAAAAAGCGCACAGCCAAGAAGGCTGCACCGAAGCCGACTAGCTCGACGCAACGCGCCCGGGCAATCGTGCTCGAGCGCCTCAAGAATCGTTAGCCTGGGCAGATGCAGTGGACAGATGTCGTCGGCGTAGCGGTCGGCGTAATAACCATTCTCGCCGCAATACTTGCCGGCCTTTTCTGGCTCATTCGCTCAGTAGTCCGGCAAGAAATCGAGCGCTACACGAAAACCATTCAGCCCGGCTACCGCAACGGCGGCTCCAGCCTGGCCGACATATCAGCGAAACTCGACGAACTAGCCTCAAGGCTCTAGGACAGGTGGTAAGTCATGGGTAAATGGCTAGCGGTTACTTGGGAAGGTACAGTCGCCAAGAGCCTCGTAGGAGCCCTCCTGGGAGCCTTGGGCTCATGGCTTGCCACCTCCGACGTTCACCCGCTCATCGTGGCCCTAGGGGCCGCAGGCATCCCCGTTCTCATGAACGCCCTCAACCGTGACGACTACCGCTACGGCAAAAACTCCAGGCCACACCCCGATGACGTCGCCGTGGGCATCGAGTTCGAGATCGAGGGAGAAAACTAATGAAGCCCTGGAGGCCCGTCGCAGGCATCACCACGTTGCGCAAGCAAATTGACCGCCGCTGGCCCAAGAGGGACCGTAGAAGTGACGGGGTCATTGGCAATCGGGAGCATGCCGCCCGAGCCAGCCATCACAACCCGGATGCCCGGGGCATAGTCCACGCCCTAGACATTGACGCGGACCTCGATCCCAAAGACCCAGGCGCAGCACAGCGGCTAGCCAATCAGCTTGTGGCCTATGCGGCTTCTGGCATTCCAGGAGCAAACAGAATCTTGCATGTGGTCTTTAATGACCGAATCGCGTCGGGTACTTACGCCAATTCCTTTTGGGAATGGCGCGGAAGCGGTTATGGGCATCGAACGCACATCCACGTATCTTTCAGCACTAAGGGCGAAAATAATGCCCAAACCTTCCCGCTGCCGATTTTCAACACGCCGAAGAAATAAAAAGCGCAAATAGCGCAGACACCGCTAATGTCTGACCCGAAAGGGGAAACGATGAGCGAACTGATAAAGCCCGGTGAGGCTGCCCGAATATTGGGCGTCACCCGGGAGACCGTCCGACAGTATGTGGACAAGGGCATAATCGAAGGGCACAAGACGCCCGGGGGCCAGAGGCGAGTAAACCGCGACAGTGTGGAAGCAATAACCCGCACCCGCGTATCGTCTACCGTTACGATCATTGAGGCCGTGTGATTGTGGCGGCCGTAGCAGCTGCGGCATTACTCGCAGGCCCCACGTACGTAATCCCGCCGGATCAAGCGGCGTACGTGCATTGTGTGGCCGAACGTGAATCACACAGCAACCCGAAAAGCACTAACCGGGCGAACGGTTATTTTGGCATGTTCCAATTTAACGACGCCCTGACCGACGGGGCCACATGGATGATGCTCGACTGGCTTAAGACCTGGCACCCAAAGCCCAGGGAATTTGCTGCACGACTCAGGGCGACCGAAATGCACAAATGGCCGGCAAATCTCCAGATCGCGGCCATGGTCGAAACACTTAACCACCGGGGAAAGTGGTCAGGCTCGAAGCATTGGGCCGGCGGCCGCTGGACCTGCACACCAGGAAAGTAGGGGAAATGTCGCTTCAGTATTTTGTCAGAGTCTTGTTCTACATTGGCGCTACAGCCGTCGGTCTGGCCTTCATGGGCCTAATCGGCTGGCTCGAGGCTCCAGGCCTTTAACCAAATCAAAGGGGAAACGATGCACGATGGAACACTATTCGCCACAACGCTTGACGACTGCTCTACTTGTGGTCGGCCTATCCGGAATGGCATTTGCAGCTGGTGTGCTGCTGGGGACGGTTATGGCGCCAAAGCCGCAGCCACAGCCGCCGTCGTCAAAGACGCAGAATGGCACCAACGGGCCAACGATTACCGGCGCAACCTTGGGACTGGGCAAACAATCACAGCCGACGACCTCAGGATGCACGTGGGTCTACCCTGCGGATCTAGCAACCAGGTAGGCGCACTCATGCACTCATGGGCATCTAAGGGCCTTATTCGCGCATCAGGCTTCACCACATCCATGGTCAAGGGCAACCACGGCCGCATCCTCAGAGAATGGGAAATCCTCGCATGATCGTATTCCAGTGCAATAACTGCCGAGAAATGATGCACGACGGCGCCTTGCTAACGCTCACACCTCGAGCTGGTATCACTCAGCATTTCTGCTCATGGCGCTGCCTCGAGGTATTGGCGGCGAACCATGGCGTTTGACCTCAGCCAATACGAAACAGTCGACACCCGCATCCACAAGTTCTGGGGCGAACACAAAGGCGCCGGCCGCATTCTCACCGAGCTAATTCACGTGGAGCGGGATGATACCGGGCGGCCTCTCCAATACATCGTTAGGGCCGAGGTATGGCTAGGCGACATCATGATCGCATCGGACTATGCTGAGGAAGTAGTCGGCGGCTCGCCGGTTAACCGCACATCAGCCCTCGAGAACGCCGTCACCAGCGCGATAGGCCGCGCACTCTCGACCGCCGGATACTCGAAAGAGAAGTTCCGCGCCTCGATGACAGAGATGACTAAGGCCGAACGCCTGACCGGCACGCCAGATGATGACCCATTCTACAAGCCTCAACCCAAGGTTGAGACTTTCCCGAATGGCCAGCCCATGCCTAACCTGCCCGGTGCGCCTCGGGTGTACGGCGGATCAGGTGAAGCGTCAGCTGCGCAGAAAGGCAAGATTCGCGGGATCGCTAAGGATCTCGGGATCACGACACGCGAGGAATTCCTCGGCCTGGTGAATGCCTGCCTAATGGCGGCTAACCATGATACGGTCACCAGCCTTGATGACCTGACAAAGAAGCAAGCGTCCGACGTTATCGAGAAGATGCAGGAATCGACCACAGTCGAAGCGTTCACAGGAGGTGAGCCCGCATGATTGCAACCGAAAAGGATGTACGGGCATGGGCCCGCAAGGTAGGAATACCCGTTGGCCAGCGTGGCAGGCTCCAGGCCCATGTTTGGCAGGCCTACCTGGAACAGCATCCCGAGGCACATAACTAGCTCCGCTAAAGGCGTGAGCCCACTACTGCCCGAGTAGCGTGAGCGAAGACCGCAACCCAGGGGGCCTACCTTTACCGGATGGCTCTAACCCAGGATGGCCGAAAGGTTGAAGCTGGTGGGCCTGCCATGCGGAAATGGGTGCATGGTTGCGGAGTAGATGCAAGACCCGAAAGGGTTAGAGGATGATCGGGGAAAAGACCAACCCAACAACCAATGGCCGCTCGGCCTGACCCCGCAGGGGTAAGGTCGGGGCGAGTGGCCCAAACGCTAGGGGAAACGAAATGCACACACCCATCGAGATCGACGCACACTGTCGAAAGCCTGGCTGCAACTGCGGCCACGTGATCTGCTATCGCGGCTGGATAGACACCGACCACACCAGCCCCTGCCAGTTCTGCCGGCCAGAAACACATGAACGCTGGCTTATGGCCTGCCAAGCCCGACAGAAGGGCTACCCCGTCGAAGCAGTCAACCGCATCCTGGCCAAGTACAAGCCATGAGCAGCCTCCACTCGACCGCTCAGTACCGCGCATGGCGCAAGCAAGTCCTGGCCAAATGCGAACCAGTCTGTATTCGCTGCGGCTACCCAGTCGACATGACACTGCCCGGGTCACACCCAGACGGCCCAACCGCAGACCACGAACCACCCCTGGCAGAAACAGGCGAGATTGCCCCCAGCCTCGACCAGGCAGGCATCGCTCACCTCAGCTGCAACCGAAGCCACGGCGGCCGACTCGGCTCGGCTCGAGCGACCGCGAAGCGCAACGGAAAAAAAGTCACGACCCGTTTTTCAGACAGGCCAACGGACAC